ATAAAAATATAAAAATATAAAAATATAAAAATATAAAAATATAAAAATATAAAAATATAAAAATATAAAAATATGTTTATATTACTTTTTGTAAATAATTATCAATTTGTATGATAATTTGTTTATGTTTATAATCATAGTGTCTAAATTTATTCATAATTTCATCTTTATTAAAAAAGTTAATTTCTGATATTTCTGAATTTTGTAGTGAATCATTTATATCTAAATTAAAATTATGTTGTAGTTCATTTATATCTAATTTAATAATAAAATATTTAGAACAATATTTTTTACTATCTGTACCAATGAAAAATTCATTTATAGGTTTATCTGGTATGAATGTATTATTTGGATTGATAATAATTTTTGTTTCTTCTTCTAATTCTCGTAAAGCACATTGTATATCAGATTCAAATTTATCATTATTTTTTTTGCCTTTTGGAAATCCCCATTCAGGTTCATTATATAGATTAGTACATTTAGTTAATAGAAAGTTAATATCAATTTTTTGTAATATACCATTATGTTCAATCATCAAACCATTTTGTAATTGTACATATTTATTGTATATATTTTTTTTAAGTTTTTGAAAGTTATTTTTATGATAAATATAACTATCCCAAGTATAATTCCATAAATCATCAAACTTATATGTTTGAATATAATATTTTTCAATATTTGTCATATAGTTAAACATTTTTATCATTGAATCAACATTATAAATATTAAAAGCACCTTTCATAAATGAAATAAAATTAAATGAATGTTTCCTTTTAACCATTAAATATTTTATTTCATTATTTACAACTTTATAACAAATTGCTCCATATGAATTTGTTGGTAAATGACAATTTTTAGCAAGATGTGAATATTGACCACAATTTAAACATGCTTTTTTATTTTTTTTTGTATAAGACATAGTATATAGGTATTAATTTAAGTATAAGTATAACATATTATCTTATAATCTAATTTATATATCTTTTTTTTATTTTTAAATAAAAATTTTATATTTAAATATAATAATGAATAAAATAAAAAAATAAAAAAAAAATAAAATGGTAGAGCCAACAATATTTGGACCTCATTTTTGGAATGCCATACATTATATGTGTGTTGGTGCTCCTAAAAAATTAAGTAATGAAGATAAAAGATATTATAAATTATTTTTTAATAATTTACAATATTGGATACCATGTGATATATGTTCTGAACATTATGAAAAAAATATTAAAAAAGTAAATATAGACAAATATTTAGATAACAACAATTTATTTGAATTTAGTGTAGATTTACATAATATAGTAAATAAAATGTTAGGAAAACGTGAATGGACTATAGAAGAAGCATATCAAAAATATAAATATAATAATACTTGCAATTATAATAAATATCATATAATAATAGAGGTATTTTTAATGATATTAATTATAATATTATTAGTTTTATTATTACAAAAATAATAAAACTAATAATAAAAATAATATTTTTTATTTTTGAAATAATTATAAAAATAAAAATAAAATATTATGATATAATAATTAGTATATAAAACATAATAAATAAATGGCATTTTTAGGATTAATTTTTGCTGGCATAAGTGCTATTTCAATAACAGGAGTTGTTGTATATCATAGTGTTAAAAAGGATATAAAGGAAGAAAAATTAAATGATATTGAGGAAAATAAAGAGCGAAATTTTATAATTAATAGATATATTGATAAAGTTGAAAATAATTTAAGAAATAAAAAAGAAAAATACAAATTAACAAAAGATTATTCAAAAATAAATAGTTATCAAAATTTATCTGATAAAAATAAAGTAAATAAATTATTGTTAGAATTAGAAAAAAGGAATGCTTTAGAAAAAGAATTAAGAATGGTTCAAAGAAAAAAAGATGAAGTAATGTATAAAAAAGAAGTAATAGAAAAGAAAGATAAATCTAAAAAACAGAATACAAAAGAGAAACTTGATATTCAAAGAGATAAATTACAAAAAGAATTAGATAAAATACGAAAAGAAAAAGAAGAAAAGAAAAATAAAAAGGAAAAAAAGGACAAAGAAAGAAGAAGTCTTTCAAGAAGAAGAAGATCAACAAAACCAAAAAAACGTACAAGTGAAATTAAAAAGGAAAGTGAAAAAATAAGTAAATATAGAATGGAAAAAAAAAAAATAAATAGTAATATATATATATTTAATATTCTAGATAGTATTAAAATATTAGGAAAAACTTCTGATAGATCATATGAGATTAAAAGTGATTATCCAATAAATAAAGTAAATGAAGATAAAAAATTAAATCCAGAAGGAGAAATTGATACTAAATTAAAATTGAAAAATAATATTTTTAAATATTCATTTAAACAAGATGATGATACCTTATATTTATATTTTTATAAATTAAATGATACATATTATAATTTATTATTTATTTCATATAATGAAAACTTAATAGATGTAAATAAAATAGAAGAAGAAAAAAAAGATTTAGATAAATAGTAAAATAATAAATTTAATAATCAATAATAATATTTTTCTCATTATCATTATCTGGTATTTGTATTTTATTTTTGTCTAAAATTTTCATAAAAATTTTTTTAATTTTATTAAATAATTCATTTTGTGGATATTCAATATTAAATTTAATATATAAATTTGTATATTTATATTCAGAATTATCCTTACTGCTTTTGTATAAAGGTACTCCTTTACCTTCCAAACAAATCTCGTTGTTATCATTTAAATCCAGTTGTTTATTACAAATAAAAAATATTTTTTTATCAATAAAATTAATTTCGCGTGAAAACCCGCAAATATAATCAATTAATGAAATATGTTCAAATAAATACAAATTATTATCTTTATCTAAAGAGAATTTTTCCATTTTATTTAAATCATATTTAACAGTAATGCATAATTTGATAGTTGTATTACATTCATTGCATATATCACATTCTTCTTTACATTTTTGTTTAATATTCTTTTTAATTGTATATCCATCATAAACACCTTTAGGTATTTTAATCTTAAATTTACCATATTTATTATCTTTTAATGTATAATTATCACCATAATATATTTCTTTTAATCCTATATATATAGTATGTTCTCTTAAAATTGATGATACATTATTATTTTTTATTGTCATTTTATCTAACATATTAATCATATCATCATTATCAAAGCTATTCATATTAATACCAAATGACATAAAAACAGTTCCTCCATCTTTACTTGAAAATGATTGAGATGATTGTGAGAAATTTTCCATTCCAATTTTAATACCATTAGTAAATCCTTTTTTGAAATTATCTTTCATATTTTGTACTACTTCTGGATTATTTTGTTTAAATTCTAATAAACCATTAAATACTTGTGAAAATATATCAGATGGTTCATTTCCTGCTCCATTACCAAAAAAATTATTAAATATATCATCAAATCCATTAAATTGTTTAAAGATATCATCCATATTTACATTTTCATCAAAAGCATCTCCTAATAAATCATATTGTTTTCTTTTTGATTCATCACTTAATATTCCATAAGCATAAACAATTTCCTTAAATTTATCTTCTTTTTCTTTATCTCCTCCTGTTTTATCAGGATGATATTGTACTGCTAATTTTCTATATGTTTTTTTAATTTCATCAATAGATGCATTAGGATCAACTCCTAAAGTTTTATAATGATTATTTTTTAAAGTCATTATTAACTAAAACAATATAAGTATTATATATTTATTGTATTTTTATAATATATAAATCATTATATTTAATAACCTAAATTATATTTAAATCAAAAAAATAAAACGAAAATAAAAATATATAAATAAAAAAATTTTTTTATTGTCAAAATGAGAACAACTGTGCTTTATTCTCATCGCGGCTTCTTCACTCCGCCGACACAGTACGTCGGCGGAGCTTGTAGCTTACTAGCCTCCACAATAGCGTGCGCTTCTTGGAGCATTTCTAGTCGCCTGAGTGCACTAGTTTCCTGTTCCGGCGTTGGCTTCACAGCATGGTCGAGAGCTTCCATCCATGCAGTCCGTCCCTTCTCGATTGCTTGTAAAGCATCCCGAAGGGTATCCTGTGAGACCTGATTCTGGTTTCGACGACGCCAAAAGCAAGACATCTGATGGAAATACTTCTTCACTTTCTTGTGCCAAAATGGCAACGGTATATATAAATAACATAAAAAAAACCATTTTTTTTTTATGTCTAATATTAAATATAAATTTAATATAAAATTTTATTTAAATATAAATAATGTAAATAGTATATACAAAATAATCAAATAAAAATTAATATAAATTTTATATAAAATTTAATGCCTAATCCTAAGATTAACCCATATAATGTACTAAATTTAAATGAAAATTTTACATTAGAAGACTTAAAAAAAAATTATAAACAATTAGCATTTGCGAATCATCCAGATAAAGGTGGAGATCCAGATATATTTAATTTAATAAATAAATGTTTTAAAAAATTAACAAAAGTATATAAATCTCGTGAAGAAGGAAAACGTCAATTTTATGATTTAAAAAAAGAATTTAACGCACATATAAATCAAGAAACGGTAATGGCACATAATGAATTAAATTCACCATATAATCCATTAGTAAATAATTATGAAGATATATCAAATAATAATATTAAACTTAATCAAATTAAACAAGAATTAAAAGATAATCGTTCTGGAAATGATAAAATGAAAGGTTTAACAATGAATCAATTTAACTCATTATATGAAACAACACGTATAGATGAATCATATGATAAGGGTTATGGTTCATTAATGATGGCACATTCAGATATAAGGGAAGATATAGATATAGAGCAAAAGAAAGATTATAATAAAGGTAATAAATTTAATGCAAATATGTTTCATAATGATTTTGATAATCAAAAGTTAAATAGAGTAAATAAATCATTAGTAAAATATAAGGATAAACAAGATATTTTTAATTTAAGTTCTTTAGGATGTTATGATATATCAAATAAAGAAATTGATGATTTTAGTGGTCAAAATGATGATAATAAAAAATTACAATATACCGACTATTTAAAGGCACATTCAACGAATAAATTAATAGACCATAATTTAGTAAAAGAACGTAAAGAATATAATTCAATAGATGAATGTGAAGCAGATAGAGCTAATATTAGTTATAAATTATCGTATAAAGATAAATTAAAATTAGAAAAAGAGAAAAAAAGAGAACAAAAAGAAGAATTACAAAGATTAAAAATGATTAAATCTCGCGAAAAATTAAGTAATAATCAATATACCCAATTAAATATGATGTTAGGTAATTAGTAAAAAAAATTTTTTTATTAAGTTTAAGAGCGTAAAATATGTTTTTTTGTGTTTTAAGAACGAAAATGTTTTTTTTGTTTTTAAGAACAAAATTGAATTTCACCATTTGTAACGTTTCCCAAAAGTGGACGAACCAGAATTTGAGAACTTATAATACATCTCTCCGGATGTATTTTTAATAGTATTTGAGAACATGTTCGATGATACGAACATATTGGATGTAGGACAGCCAGGTTTCCCTCCGTGATAACGGATGATATTGGCATTTCCTACCGAAACTGGCATACGCCTTGACTTTTAAAAAGAGATTCTTGTGCCAAAATGGCAACGGTAAATACATATACCATATAAATTATCATTTTTTTTATATATAATATATTTGCTTAATTATTATATATATAAATAAATAGAATCAATAGATACAATGCCTTTATTAACTAATTGTTGTGCCTTTTGTAATGTAGATACTATTTGATGATTTTCAATAAATTCAAATGATTTAATGAGTTCATTACATATGTTATTAAGTTTCAAGATATTTTTAACAAAATTTCCTTCAAATACATAATTATCTAAAATATATCCATAAACTTCATTTACATTATAATTATAAGCCCATAAATATACATATTCAACAAATGATAAATCTATATGAAATTGATGAGTAATATCCATTTTATTTAAATTATCAATTATATTATTTACATCATTTAGTTTATCAGTAATATAATAATCAATTTTTAAATTATTAATAGACATTATATCATCATCACGTTTCTTATTATTATTAGAATTAATAAATAAAGCTAAAATACATAATAATGAATATTCATCAATATTTTCAAAAACATTATTTTTAAATAGTTCAATGAAAATAATGGGTGATATTTCATTAATATAAATACTCATAACACCATATTTAGTGAGTTGTATTTCATCATTTTCCGTATTATTCATTAATTCATTTCTTTGTAAATATGAAATAAGTTTATATTTTTGTTCGTTTATATAATAATTAAGATTAGTATTTTTATTATTATATAGATCAATATTATAATAATAAATTTCCTTATTATATTGAATAGTTGGTAAAATTTGTTTTTCAAAATCAAGTTCTTTAAATTTCTGTTTTGATTTAAAAATTTCTTTCAAATCATTTATAGATACAGTTTCATTATATGTTTGATATTTATTAAGAATTACTTTTTCATCATCGGTTAATGTATCTACATATACATCATATAATTTAATTAAATTCTTTTGGAATTCTATAAAATTATTATTACTATTAATTTGTATAATATTTTGATGATTTAAGAATGATTTTTCTGTTATTTTATCTAATATTGATAAATCAGTATTATATGCTTTAATCATTAATGGAATATCCATATTATATTTTGATTCTAATTTTGTCATTGAACCAGTTAATATTTGTTTCATAGTATTAACATTTTCAATATAATATAAAGGGCAATATATAACATGTCCAATATCATCATGACCACGACGACCCGCACGTCCTGATGCTTGTAAAAATTCAGATGTATTTAGTTGTCTTTTACTTATAGAATCAAATTTTTGTAATTCTGTAAAAACAACAGATTTAAATCCAATATTAAGACCTGTTGATACAGTTTCAGTTGCAAATAATACTTTTATAAGTTTTTTTTCAAGAAGCATTTCAATAACTTCTTTTAAAAATGGAATAAGACCACTTGTATGAAATGCAATACCATTCATTAAATATTTTTTCATTAATACAAATTGATTAATATTTTTATCTTCTTCACTTAAATGTGCTTTATTCATATAATAATTATAAATACGCTCAATTTCAGCACGTTCTTTATGTGTAATAAAACTTGCTTCAATAAATGATGGCATTGTTTCGCATTTTAGACGTGAAAATGAATATACAATAGTAGGTAATAGTTCTTTTTCTTTCATAGTATTAAGTAATGTATTTAGTACATATTTATAATTATATTTATGTGATGTAATTTGTTGTTTAATATCATAATAATTTTCATTATATTTAATTATTTTAAAACATTTATCTCTTGTATTATAGAAATAACTAAACCAATTCCAATTTCCATTATATAAACTAAATGTTAATGGAACATGACGAATATCAGTTGAACAATGTATTGTTTTATAATCTCTAATTGAATCAAGCCAATTAATAAACATAGGAACATTTTGTACTGTTGCAGAAAGCATAATAAATTGAATATGTTGTGGAAGTTGTATCATAGTTCGTTCCCAAACACCACCACGTTCACTACTAAAATAATGTGCTTCATCATATATAATATATCCAACATCTTTAAAATAATCTGGTTCAAGAAACATTTTATTATGAAAAATTTCAACAGTACCTACAACAATTTGACATGTATCAATATTTTTTTTAGTGTCTCCAGTTTCAATACCCAAATCGTTAATTGTTACATCTTTGAAAAATCCACTTTTAATTTTAGTTGCAATTTCATTAAACTTTTGATTAGATAGTGTTTTTAATGGAGAAGTATATATAATTTTTTTGTTTTCACTAATTGCCTTAGATATAGCATATAAAGCTGGTACAGATTTTCCGCACCCAGTAGGTGCAGTAACAATGATATTTTGTTTATTATCAATAGCAGAAATAGCATCAAGTTGAAACTCATCAAGTTCAAAACCAAAATTAACATATCCATTATTGAGAAGAGCCATAATAAATAAAATATTAAGTTGTAATAAATTTGAATAAATCTTAATAAATCTTAATAAATCTTAATAATATATTTAGTAATAAATAAACCTTTATATTTATTTTTCATTTTTTTTTAGAATTAAAAAAATGTTTAAAAAATATATTTTATATTGAAAAAATTAATAAATTAATAAATTAATAAATTAATAAATTAATAAATTAATAAATTAATAAATTAATAAATAATAAATTAATAAATAGTAAATAATAAAATAATATATTTATATTAAATGCAAAGTTATATAATAAATGTAGAAGAAACGTTAAAACAAAATAAAAAATTAGAGGAAATTTTTAAAAATCAAACTGAAGAATTTTTTGAAGAATTAGATGAAAAATTATGTAGATTATCAACAAAAAGTAGACGTAAATTTTATAAAAAATATGATGAATATGTTAAAAAAAATGCTCCAAAAAAAGATGTAACTCTTATACTTAAAAATTATGATTTTAAACGAGTTCCAAATTTAATATTCGATAAAATTTTAGTATATGAAATCTTAACAAGTTATTATATATCATTAAGACCAGATGCAAATAAAAGAGATTTATATAGATTCTATAAAAATATATATAATACATTATCACATCCACATAATATTAATACGCATGGTATAGAAGGACATAATAAGCAAATAATAGAGGATATATTACCTATAATGATTATGAGATTAAATAATGGTACTACTAAAAATATTAATTATATAAAAGATATGTTATTTTTTAGTATAAATAATTGTCCAACAATTGATGGTAAACCTGGATATAGTTGTATAGAGTACAAAAGAAATTTAATTAAAGTATTTTCTAGACAATTAAAAAAAGATATCAATAAATCAGATTTTATTGAAGCATATACGTTAAATAATATAGGTGTTAATATGGGTATTAATAATTATCATGGAACTAAACATATAATTGTAAATAGTAAGAATATTAGAACTTTAAAAGATAAAATTAATTCATATAAAATATTTATAAATAATTTGAAAAGTAGAATTAAGAATAAGATAGAAATTGTAAAAGGTAAAGGTAAAAATATTATTAAACCTAGTCTTATAATGACACAAAAAAATAAAGGATTATATAATTTAAAACAATATTTGTATCATGTAATTAAATTACATATAGAATTATTAAAAATAATTATTAAAAATACAAAAGATATGCGAATTAATAAAAGATTAACAAATTATATTAAAGTTATGAAGACATTTTTAAAATATATAAATTCAAACTATTATACATTTTTAAAATCACCAGATAGTTTGATGGATTTTTTTAAATCATATAGTAAATTATTTAATAAAATACAAATAATGTTTTTACATGATTTTAATAAACTAATTAAAAATCAAAATATAGATTTATCAAAAAATAACTCATATTTAATAGAATTAATAAAGAATTATATTGATATTAATTCTAATAAAAATATAAGTGAAAGATTACAAAATAAGTTAAAAAATAGATATATATTTGAAAATCAAATAGATTATAAAAATATCCATAAATATAGTATAGAAAAAATAATTAACATTTTTCATAATATAGTTGATATTGGTATAGATAGTGATATAGAACATCTAACATTACTAAAATTATTATATGTACATTTTTTTGATTTAATAAATTTAAATGAAATACAAGAAATAAATAACTTTGATTTTACAATAAATGATAATATAGATAATAAATTAACGGACTCAGAACTTATAGATAAATTATATAGATATAACAGAATAGATAAAAAAACTCAAAAAAAGAAATATCTTATTATGACATACGGTAAACAGATAGTTAATTATATTTTAGATAGAAAATTATTCATTTTATGTAAAAGTATTTTACATAGTAAAAATTATTTATTAAATTTATATTATAAACATAAGTTTGATATAGAAATATTAAATACTGCTATATTATATGTAGATAAATTAATTAGTATTAAAGATAGAATTAACCTATATAATAAGTTATTAGGATATAGTATATTTAGGTTAAGAAGAGAGTAATGTATATTAACAATTAAAATACTATTTAATATTTTTAATTATAAATTAGTGTAATTAAAAAGTTAAAACAATTTATTGTTAATATTCTTAATTGTAAAAATTATATTATAACTAAATATAGTTTAAATCCTTACTTAAAGTAAGGAAAGTTGGATTTACACAGCCTTTAAAGTTTAAATTATAAAGATTTTATTTTTATAATTTGAATGAAATAATAGTATTTACTATTAAACCAGTAATGGTAAATTAATGAATAAGTATAGATTAAAATAATATATTTTTGGAAAATAAGGCGTATAAAAAAAATGATCAATTATATTTTTAATATATTTATCACTTTATGCAAGTGTGCTATATCACTTATATCAATTGATATAAGTGATATAGCACATTGTTTGCGCACATACGTCAATTTATCTCCATATGACATTTTGGTACATATGGAGTTAAGGCGTAAATAATAAATAATATACCATTGAATACTTTTCTTTGGTTTTTTTTTATTTTAAAATTTTTTTTATTTTTTTTTTACTTAATAAAATCCAATATATTACATAAATTAGTTATTT